TTCCTTGATATTGCAAAACGAGGGCCGCTACCTGTACCCCTCTCCTACTACGGAGCTAAGTCAGGCCGTTGGGCAGCAGCAAAGGGGAGCGCCATCAACATGCAGAACCTTAAGCGAGGGTCGTTCCTACGTAAGGCAATCATGGCACCGCAAGGGTTTCAGTTAGTCGTAGGTGACTTGTCTCAGATCGAGCCGAGGGTATTGGCATGGCTTGCTGACTACGACGATATGCTAGACATCTTCCGCGCTGATGGTGACCCCTACGCACAGTTTGGGGCGAGGATGTTTCGTATTCCTAACCTAACCAAGGAGACCCATCCAGACCTGCGTCAGAGCGCCAAGTCAGCGTTGCTAGGCTGTGGGTATGGTCTAGGGTGGGCGAGCTTTGCCAGCCAGTTATTGACGGGCTTTCTGGGGGCACCTCCGGTGCGCTACGAGGTGGACTTTGCCAAGCAGTTGGGCGTGACCAAGGAGTCAGCGGTGGAGTTCTTAAGTTGGAAGGATAACGAGGAGCGGTTGCGGGAGATACCCCACACCTGTAGCTTGAAAGAGCTAGTGTTCCACGCCTTAGCAGCTAAGAAGATCATCGACATCTACCGAGGCACAGCACACCCTGTTGTTTCCTTTTGGCAAATGTGTTCTGACCTGATCGAGCGCAGTCTTTACGGGGGAAAAGAGTTCGTGTATAAATGTCTAATCTTTCGCAAGGGTGAGATAGAGTTACCCAACGGAATGAAGCTGTTGTATCCGAACTTACGCATTGAAAAAGACGATTCAGGTAGGAGCCAGTGGGTATATGGGCCAGACGCTACCAAGCTGTACGCAGGTAAAGTAACAAACAATGTTACTCAGGCGTTGGCACGTATTGTGATGACCGATGGCATGCTACGCGTATCGAAAAGATACCCTGTGGTGGGCACAGTACACGATGAACTTATTGCACTTGTATCTGACGATCAGGTGGAGGACGCGAAGACTTGGGTCTTGGCGCAGATGACTATGGAACCTTCATACATGCCGGGGATTCCATTAGACGCCGATGGTGGTGCACACCAACGGTATGGCATGGCTAAAAACTAAAGGAGAAGCATGGATAGCACGAAGAAGAAACGACTTGAACTGCCACGCAAGATCAGAGTGGGTAAGAAGATGTACACCATCGACATACTTGAGACGATGCTACAGCATGGCGGTATGGCACGCGTACACTACGACGATAACCGTATCGAGATAGGCAAGCGCAGTAATAAAACTGGGCGCAAGTTTGGCAGGAAAGAAATGAACGATTCGTTCTGGCATGAGTTAGTCCACGCAATACTGTACGACATGGATGCACACAGGCTAAACAAGAACGAGCAGTTTGTAACTGAGTTTGCCAAGCGTCTATCCGAAGCAATTGACTCTGCGAGGTTTGAATAATGGGAGCAGAAACTTTGTACTACGTAAAAGTTCCAATCGTTAGCTTTCGGTGGGAGAAGGTGTACGCATTAACAGAGGTAGATGCAAAACTTATAGTTCCGCAAGCTGTCGAAATTCAACACTGGTCTGAGTTTGAAAAGGGAGAACAAAGTGAATAAGGTCGTATGGTCGCACAGTTCTCTGAAAGACTACGAAGGCTGTGCGCGTAGGTATCACGAGGTCAAGGTCTTAAAGAACTACAAGTTCAAAGAGACCGAAGCGACTATGTACGGGACTGAACTACATAAGGCTGCGGAGGATTACGTTGCAGATGACACGCCGTTGCCACAGAAGTTTGAGTTCATCAAAGACACGCTCGACGCATTGAAACGAAAGCCCGGACGCAAGCTGTGTGAACACCAGATGGCATTGACGATAGACCTTAACCCCTGCGGCTGGAAAGATGAGGCTGTATGGGTTAGGGGTATCGCAGACTTATTGATTGTTGATGATGACAACCTGACTGCGTGGGTAGTTGACTACAAGACAGGTAACAACAAATACCCAGACCGTGAGCAACTAAAGCTGATGGCACTGATGGTGTTTGCGCACTTCCCGCACATTAGAAAAGTTAATGCTGCGCTGTTGTTTGTTGTGAAGAATGATCTGGTTAAGTTCGCCATGACTGTGGATGAGAAAGACCAAGCATGGTGGGACTACAGAGAACGCATTGCACGTATCGAACAAGCGTATGACACAGGCGTATGGAACCCAAGACCTTCTCCACTATGTCCGTGGTGCGCAGTAACGACGTGTGAGTTTAATCCAAAAAAATAGGAGTACATCATGGCAACACGTAACTACAGAAGTGAATATGACAATTATCAGGGACAGCCTGAGCAAATTAAGAAACGAGCCGAGCGTGTGAAAGCGCGACGCATGATGGAGAAGACCGGAGCAGTAAGTAAAGGTGATGGTAAAGATGTCGATCACAAGAAGCCGCTGCGTTCAGGCGGTACAACAACGAAGTCTAACCTGCGTGTCAGAAGCAAATCAGCTAATAGGAGCGACAACAAATGACATTCGAACAATGGTGGGAGTCCCTCAGTGAGTCAGAGAAGAAGTTTCTAGGTATCCACAACGCTCGCTATTGTTGGTTAGAGGGGCACAAGCATGGGTACAGCAAAGGATACAAAGATGCGAAAGACATCATAACTGGAGAAGCAAATGACAACTAAGGAGAAGCAAATGGAAGAGGTTAAACAACGCCTTGCAAATTGGCGGTCAGAAGATAACGACTATTGCGATGACGTGCATCACTATTTTGAAAATTCTAGTGTGCACTACTGGCCTGATGTCGCAGACGAAGCAAGAGTTCTATGGAACACAATGTTTGGTGATGAGTTAGAGGACAGTTCGCCCATCGATGCAATCGTAACAGGTGTGGCGGCGCAGGCTGCGGACGGTGTTTGGCAAACATTTGCTACGGCATTTGGGTTAAATAAAAAACTGGTAGAAAGCACTCTGGCAGATTGGTATGAAGATTATCCCGGCCACGACAAACCCCCGCCAATAACGTACGACGAGTTCACGGCACTGTATGAAGAGGCAAAAGCGTGGTACGAACAAAACAAAATACCGGTGGAGTGAGCATGCAAATAATTGAGAATAAAGCGTTGCTGTTTCGCACTCGCAACCCAGATAAGTATCGCGTAATACCTAAGCACAAGGTAGTCAACAGAAACGCAGACGGCTCAACAGAGATCGCTGTGTACTGGGGATTAGATGAAGCCCGTGTGCTTAAAAATTTAGGAGTTAAAAATGTTCCCTCACCAATTACCAAGCGCTACAACTGGCCGGGCAAATACAAACCGATGGCTCATCAAATTGAGACGGCGGCGTTTCTCACTCTCCATAAAAAGGCATTCGTTTTCTCGGAGCCGGGTACTGGCAAAACCCTCTCAGCACTCTGGGCTGCGGACTATCTGATGACACGCGGCGATGTACGCCGCTGTCTGATTCTTTGTCCGTTGTCGATCATGCAGTCAGCGTGGATGGGTGACTTAAACAGCAGCATCATTCATCGCTCTGCCGTTGTAGCGCACCACTCTCAGGCTAGTCGCCGCATCGAGATGGTTCAGCAGAACTATGAGTTTGTCATTACCAACTACGATGGCTTGAACTTAATCGCTGAAGAGATTAACAACGATGGACGGTTTGATCTCATCATCGTTGACGAAGCCAACGCATACAAAACCATTACGACTAAACGATGGAAAGCATTGAAGTCGTTGATAACACCTACGACACATCTGTGGATGATGACGGGCACACCTGCATCGCAGTCGCCTGCTGATGCGTATGGCTTGGCAAGATTAGTTAATCCCGAAGGTGTGCCGAAGTTCTTCACTGGTTGGCGTGACAAGGTCATGCAGAAGCTAACGCAATTTCGATGGATACCAAAAGTATCCGCTGCGCAAGAAGTGCATCAAGCGTTACAGCCTGCGATTAGATTTACGAAAGCGCAGTGCCTTGACTTACCGCCTGTGTTGACGATGACGCGTGAAGTTCCGCTCACTCCACAGCAAGCCAAGTACTACAACTTATTGAAAGATCGCATGATGGTGCAGGCCGCAGGCGAGACCATCACCGCTGTGAATGCCGCTGCTGGAGTATCTAAGCTCTTGCAAATATCATGCGGTGCAGCATACACAGATGAGAAAGAGGTCATTGAATTTGACGCTGCTCCACGTTTGTCAGTCCTTGAAGAAATACTGGAGGAGACAAGTCGCAAGGTCATTATATTCGCTTTGTTTAGAAGCACCATCGACGGCATACACACGCATCTGCTTAAGAAAAATGTAACCGCAGAATGTATCCACGGGGATGTACCACCAACTAAACGTGCCGACATCATCAGACGTTTCCAAACAGAAACAGACCCGCGCGTATTAGTTATGCAACCACAAGCGAGCGCACATGGAATCACGTTGACTGCGGCTGATACGGTGGTGTTCTACGGGCCGCTGATGTCTGTTGAGCAATACACGCAGTGCATAGCACGCGCCGATCGTAAGGGGCAAGACTCTGACAAAGTAACGGTTGTGCACATCCAAGGTAGTCCAATTGAGAAGAAAATGTTTAAAGCTTTGCAAGGGAAAGTGACAGACCACGCATTGCTTACAGAGCTTTTCATCACCGAAATAAAAAATTGAGAAAGGGGGTTGCATTCAAATCCAAACCACAGTAATCTGTCAAACCCTAGACAAAAAACAATTAGGAGAAGCAAATGTCCGATGCAGCCACAGAGCTTATTCCAATGGACAAGCTCGCAAAGATTTATCGCAAGATCAAAGCAGAGATCGATGAGCTAACGAAAGAGTACGACACGAAAGTGGAGATACTCAAAGCACAGCAAGACGAACTACGCTTTGCAATGAAAGACCAGATGAAAGCCCTTGGGGTCAAGTCTGTTAACACCGCCTTCGGCACCGTGACAATGATTAACAAGACGCGATACGGCACAGATGATTGGGACTCGTTCAAGAAGTTTATTGTCGAGCACGATGTAGTCGATCTTCTGGAAAAGCGTATCGCTCAACTTAACATGGCACGATACCTCGAAGAAAATCCGGGGAGTGTTCCGCCCGGATTGAACGCCTTCTCGGACTTCGAAATCCGAGTTAATAAACCCACTAAATGAGATCACGATATGTCAAACATAACGCTATTTAATCCCTCCCAAGCTCCTGCATTTGCTCGTAACAACGCGCTGTCTGAAACCGCTTTAGCTTTAACTGGCGGTGGTACTGGCACTAGCACTAAACGTATTTCCATCAAGGGCGGTGTGTTCCGTCTGGTAGCTGGTGGTAAAGAGATTGCTGCTATTGATGAACGCCATCTGGATGTCATCATCGTCAAGGCTGCACCAAAGGTTAGTCGTATCTTCTACGCTAAAGCGTATGACTCTGAGAACATCACAGGGCCAGACTGCTGGTCTAACGATGGTGAGAAGCCTGATCCAACAGCACAGAACAAGCAAGCTCCTACGTGCTTAAACTGCCCACAAAACCAAGCAGGTTCAGGTCAGGGCAATAGCCGTGCGTGTCGTTATCAGCAACGCCTAGCTGTTGTGTTGGAGAGTAATCCGAATGGTGACGTGTTGCAGTTGACGTTGCCTGCGACATCGGTGTTCGGTAAAGAAGACGGTGACAAGCGTCCTCTGCAAGCCTATGCACGTCACTTGGCATTATCAAACCCACCTGTTAATCCTGAGCAGATCGTAACGCGCATGCGTTTTGATACGAAGGCCGAGTCGCCTAAGTTGTTCTTCCAACCTGTTCGTTGGTTGACCGATGATGAGTACGCCGTGGTGCAGGAGCAAGCTGCCTCAACTGATGCGAGTCGCGCTGTCGTAATGACAGTGGCACAGAGTGATGGCGTCAAAAGCGCTGCCCCTGCTTTGCTCGGAAAACCACCCGCTGTTCAGTCCGAAGACGAAGCCGCCAGCGAGGAAGAAGCTGCCCCGACACCAAAGTCCAAGGCCAAGAAACCGAAAGTGGAAGTAGCTGACGAGGATTCCGAGCCAGAAGTTCGCAAGGAGGCAGCCAAGCCTACAGCCGTGCCGGAGAAGAAGTCGAAGCTTGCAGACATCGTGTCTGATTGGGACGACGAGTAAGTCTTACGGGGGAAAGCGGATGCTGCGGTAATCCGGCAACCAAGGTGAGTGTGGATAGGAATGATAAGCCCATTACCACACAGCCACAGACGCAGCGAGTACCCCACCAATTAGCCCAGCCGGAGGTGGCGCATGTAACACCGGCAGCGGGGGCTAGAGTTTCCTTTGGTTGTATGCAGTCTCTATACCTAGTGACCCCGCACTTTTTATAAGGAGAAGCGAATGCCGTTTGATGGAAAAACATACGACGCCGAACGCGACAAAGAGCGATTAAAAACACAACTGTTCAACGTCTGGCGGTTAATGAAAGACAGCCGTTGGAGAACGCTTGAAGATATTTCAGAGAAGGTTGGTTGTCCTGAAGCAAGTGTAAGTGCAAGGCTTCGGGATTTTCGCAAACGTCAATTCGGTAGTCACACAGTTGAACGCGAGTATGTGCGCCGAGGTTTATTTAAGTATCGACTTATTCCCAACGAAGACCACTAATGGCTTACTCACAAAAAATAATTGACGCAATAGCTGCCGCACCTAAGACAGAAGGAAACAAACTTGGGCGTTGGGCAGTGCATCTGGACTTTCCGGTAACGAAGATTGCTTTCGCTCTGGGGGTCACAAGGCAGACGGTTTACAACTGGTTCATAGGTAAGACAGATGTGTTTGTTGCTTATGAAGAACGCGTGGACTTTCTATTAAAAATAATGCAGTCATCTAAAACTGCCGACGAAGCATGGAGAAAAATATGTCAAGCATACGGCCTGAAGCCTTAACCGATAAAGAACTACTACAAGCGGGATACATACTGTGGAACGAAGAGTCAGGCATGCCTGTATCGTTTCAAAAAGAACTAATGAGACGCTGCGCAGGACTCATAGAGAAGATGGAATTTGCTGGCTTCTCCAACGCCGATAAGCTGACACAGCCAAAACAACTCAATCTGTTCGAAGATTAAATCCAAAGGAAAGCTATGACTCCGCTTGAGTTTCTAGCGGTTGTCTTGCCGTCTTCGGGTCACGGGTTGTATTGCGCCTGCGAATTGACGGACAAGAAAGATCACATCTTTGTTGAAGACACCGCTGAGTTTTATCCCCAAGTCGATGCGTGGGTGGAGAACAAGTGCAATGTGTACTTTGCATTGGCTACGTTCGACGAAAGAGTTGCACAGATAAAAGGTAACAAGGACAGACGCACGGCCCCGAACTCACGCTACATCAAGGCGTTGTTTCTTGATCTGGATGGGTACGAGTCCAAGAAAGCTGCTGCACAGGCGTTGAATCAATTCATGGCAAAGACAGGGTTAGACCTGCTTGGTACGCCGTGGATCGTTGCGTCTGGTGGTGGCCTGCATTGCTACTGGCCTTTAGAAGAAACCATCGAGGTCGCAGTCTGGAAGCCTGTGGCTGAGAACTTCAAACGTCTGTGCGCTCAGGAAGAACTACGCATCGACAACACCGTCACCGCAGACTCCGCAAGGGTGCTGCGCATCCCTGAAACTTTTAACTTTAAAGCGAAGTACGCCACGCCGCGTCAGGTTCGCATACTAACCGAAGGAGATACATTTGATTTTGAAACGATTGCTGAACACATTCGCAGTCAGCTAAAAGCACTACCGCCTGTCACAACAAGCAACGTCATCGAGCTACCCGGAACGAGGCCAACTGCACCGACAGCAACTAGCGTCAAACTGTTTGAGAACTCGGTCACGAAGTTTCGCACCATCGTTGAAAAGACCAAGGCAGGTACAGGCTGCGGTCAACTCGCACACTACCTAGAGAACGCACAAGACGATGGCATGGAGCCGCTCTGGCGTGGGATGTTGTCGATCGCACAGAAGTGTGAAGAGTCTGAGAAGGCTGTGGTGTGGCTGTCTCAGATGCACCCCTACGATGAAGATCGCATGCACACTAAGCTGCGGGAGATCAAGGGGCCGTATCCATGCACGAAGTTCGACAGCGAGAATCCCGGCATTTGTACTGGGTGTCAGCATTGGGGGAAGATCACTAACCCCCTAGCGTTGGGTAGGCAGTACGCTGTTGAGACGGTGGAGAAAGAAGTCGAGGTGCAGATCGACAAGGAAGTTAAAAAGATTCTGCGGCCCGAACCACCACGGGGGTATGCGTATGGTCAGAACGGTGGGGTGTTCATCGAGAAGGAAGATGAAGACGCTAACGGCAACAAGATCAAGCGCCAAGTAATGCTATTGCCTTACGATTTATTCCCTGTGGATATTCTGAACCAGAACGGTGAGCACACCGTTCACATGTTGGCGGTCAGGAAAGAAGGAGCGCAGACCATAACCTTCCCACAGAAGTGTGCAGTCAGTAAGGAAGAAACGCTAAAGCACTTGGCTACGCAAAACGTCATTGCATCCTTTGGTGCGGGTAATGATAAGAACCTGTTTGATTTTATCCGTGCGTGTGTGGAGAAAGTGTCAACGGAGAAAACGCCTGTCAAGGTACCGGCAAGCTGTGGTTGGCAAGCCGATGATTCATTCGTGTTCGCAGGCAAGATTTACTTTAAGGGCGGTAATGTGGAAGTGCCCATGCCCGGACTCGAGAACATCGTTATGCACTCGCAGCCTAAAGGATCGCTCTATGCGTGGCAGCAGTTTTTCAACATGATGATGCGAAAGAAAATGTGGGATCACGTTGCAGTCACGATGATGAGCTTGGCCTCACCTTTGATGCGCTTCACAGGCTTCTATGGTTTAACGGTTCACTTGGGTTCCACCGAGTCCGGTACAGGTAAGACGTTGGCGTTGGAGTCCGCTGCATCCGTATGGGGGCATCCCGTTCACTACCGCACAGGTAAGGGCACATCGCCTGTAGCTATGCAGCAGCGTATGGGTTTGCTAAACAGCTTGCCTCTGGTGACAGACGAGATCACCGCCAAGAACCGGAAAGATTTTGAATGGTTTCCTGAGTTCCTGCTAGACAACACTGAAGGTCGAGGCAAGGAGCGTATGGAGTCAGGGTCAAACAAGGAGCGACTAAACTTATCTACATGGTCATCAGTTACGTTCATGTCTTCTAATACACACGGTGTGGACTACCTAACCGGAGGGCGTAAGCACTCCTCTGAAGGCGAACTCAGACGCTTACTTGAGTTCATCATGGATCAACCTTTATCGTGGGAGCCGCATGAGATTGAAATCATTAAGTCGTTGGCGAATAATTACGCGGTCGCAGGCGAAGCCTTCGTTAAATTTATGGTCGAGAATGTTGAGCTTCTTTCGCAGCTTGTTCCAGAAGTCGTAAACCAGATGTACAAGGAGTTCAACGCTACCAATGACGAGCGTTTCTGGATGGCTGGCATCGGCATTACCGCAGCCGCGTGTGTGCTGTGTTCTGATAAGCATGCAGGGATTGTCAACGTCCCTGTTGAGCCGATCATCAAGTCGCTAAAGAAAGTCGTTGCGTTCATGCGCTCTAGCATAAAGGCGGGGAGCCGCACAGCCGAGGACGTGTTGAACAACTTTACCCGCGAGTACTATGGCAACCTGATCGTTGTGAAGTTCGGTGCTACTGAAGGCGTGTTGGCTGAGTTAGGTGGTGGCGGTGCGATTGATGCGTCAATCACTAGATCACAAGTCATGGGGCGTATTGAACATGGGGTAACAGCGGGGTGCATCGACTACTTCATCGAGGAGCGACTACTAAAAGCGTTCTGTTCTTCCATGAGTTTTGGGTACTCTGACTTTAAACGTCAGCTTGAAGGATTGTTTGCAGTCACGCACATATCCAAGAAAGACATGATGGCGAAAACCAAAGGCCCACAAATGCGTGTACCTGTGTTGAAAATAACCCGCCGTATAGATGAAGACGATCCTGAAAATCCACTATCCTTGGTCGCAGCTTAAAAGCGGACAGGGGTTCTTTGTGCCTTGTTTAGACCCGGAGACCGTCAAGACAGACGGTCTCCGTAAGGCATTGAAGTACAGACTCTTTAGCGCAAAGGCTAGGATAGGTGTTAAGTCTGGGCGGCTGGGCGTGTGGTTCTATCGCTAATCCGCAGGAATCTTTCAGCCAGATCGTTCTGCTGCGCTTCAAGGCGTTTAATGAGTTCGTCTTTGCGTTCGGTTGACAACGTAGGCGACGACTCCACTTTACGCTTCATCTTAGCTATTTCACCAAGCTTCTGCTGTACTGTGCCCGACACCGATGCTGAAGAGATTTTGTCGATGTACTCTTCTCTAAACGCAGCGGCTTCTTCTTTCTTACCGCGTTGTACCAACGAGTCATACGTACCCTTAGCCTGCTGAATCTCCAACATGCGCTCATAGGCGGCGTCTAACGTACCACGACCTTCGATGGGCTGGAA